ATAGATGAAGTTGACATGAAAGGCAAGATGATAGGTAAGAAGGCAGGAGCATTCCAGGTCAAGTACATGCCAAGTGGTAAGACTCCAAATGATATTAGAGCTTTTCTAAAAGAATATGAAATCAAGATGAATAGAAAAGTTGATGTGTTGTTGATTGACTATCTTGATTTGCTTATGCCAAATGGTGCTAAGGTAAGTGCTGAGAACTTGTTTATCAAGGACAAGTTTGTATCTGAAGAACTACGTAACTTGGCCATGGAACTTAACTGTGTGTTTGTTACAGCATCGCAGTTGAATAGAGCAAGTGTTGAAGAGATTGAATTTGATCATTCGCACATCAGTGGTGGCTTGAGTAAGATACAAACAGCAGATAACGTGATAGGTATCTTTACAAGCAGAGCTATGCGTGAGCGTGGCAGATATCAGATACAACTTATGAAGACTAGAAGTTCTAGCGGTGTTGGTAGCAAGGTTGATTTAGAATTTGATGTAGACAGTTTGCGTATTAGAGATTTGGCAGAAGATGACGATTACCAAGAATTTGACAAACGTAAGTCTACGATATACGAAGGGTTGAAAAGAAAATCACAACAACCTGGAGAAGAAGATAAAGAAGAAAAAGATGTTGATCCAAAACTAGGCGACTCTGTAGGTAGAATAAAAGCAGAAGCTGATTCCACAAAACTACGATCATTCTTAGCCAATCTAGGTCAAGAGGAAGAATAGCCAAATCATAAATACATTGCTTAGGCACATAGGCAATTGGAGGCTATAATGAAAACAGACTTAGAAAACATACAACTACTCTTGGATCGATTTAAAAGGCCAATACCTGACAAACAAGAATACAAGAATAGGTTAGCAGAAGAATTTGAACTAATCCTTAATCAGAGATTCACTGATTACTTCCTACAAATATGCGACATAATTGATATTACACAAGACCTTACGCACATGACTCGTGGGTCAGCAGGTAGCAGTCTAGTCTGCTATCTACTAGGTATCACAGATGTTGATCCTATCAAATGGAACATACCTGTCGCACGTTTTATGAACCCTTTACGAGATGACTTACCTGACGTTGACATAGACTTTCAGCACTGGCAACAGGGAGAAGTTATGAATAGAATATTTAAGAAGTGGCCTGGTAAGACAGCACGTCTTTCAAACTATGTGATGTTTAGAGAGAAGAGTGCCAGAAAGGAAGCGGCTAAAAGATTAGGAGCCAAGGGTAATCTACCAAGAAACTTTACATACGAATCCGTAGGTGTTGATCCTAAAGAAGCAAAAAGAATTGAACGTAAGTTGATAGGTAAGAAACGTGCCATATCCAAACACTGTGGCGGCATAGTAATGTTCACAAGACAGTTACCAAAGAGTTTGATATCGCAAGACAACCAAATACTACTAGACAAATATGAAGTAGAAGACCTGGAACATTTAAAGGTTGATATACTTGCTAATAGAGGACTATCACAACTGTTAGAAATAGATGAAATAACAAAACTAGAATACTATCCTGAAACTGACGAAGCTACTAGTGAACTGTTATGTAGAGGAGATGTGTTAGGAGTAACACAGGGCGAATCACCAGCCATGCGTAGATTATTTAGAGCATTACAACCTAAATCAGTATTTGACTGTGTGTTTGCTACTGCCATGATAAGACCCGTGGCAATGAGTGGTAGACAGAAAGCGGCCATGTTCCAGGACTGGTCACAAGAAGCAGTACAGGACAGCATTGTGTTCGAAGATGATGCCATAGATATTATAAGTAATATCATTGGTGTTGACATGTACGAAGCTGACATGTATAGGAGAGCGTTTGCTAAAAAGAATGATGAAAAGATTCTTGAGTTCGTTGAAAAGATGGGAGGCCATCCGCGTAAGCAAGAAGCTATGGCGGCGCTTCAAGAACTATCAGGATTCGGCCTTTGTAGAGCTCATGCGGTCAACCTCGGAAGACTCATCTGGGCACTCGCATACCAAAAGGCGCACAACACGAAAGAGTTCTGGAGAGCGAACCTAAAGCACTGTCAAGGATCATATCGTTCTTGGGTTTATCAATGTGAAGCACACAGATTAAACTTGCCAACAAAGAGTGGCTGGTGGTGGCATGGCTTTCCAAAACGCCTTGGTGTTAAAGAACAGTGGCTTGATCGTGTAGAGTTTGCAGGAGTGATAGCTAATGGTAGATGTTACAGAGGCAAGAAAGGCCGATGGGTAACGTTTCTTACGTTGGGTACAAACTATGGCGAGTACATAGATGTTGTAGTACAAAAGCCATTTGCTTACAGAGATGGTGATATAGTACACGGGTCAGGACGGGTCAAACACTCTAATAACTCTGACTATATAGATAGTAGTGATGTTAAAAGTTATACATTTTCGGAGTGGCGATGAAAATCAAATTTATATGTGGTGACAGACATGTTGCCAAACACTTTCCTGTAAAGCCAGCAAGTAAGGAACGTCCTGATTGGTATAACAAACTTCCAGGATTTCTTGGAGAACCTTTACATTCTCCTCCCACAATTAAAAAGTGTATGCCAATATACGATCATATGACAGCAGGCTATATCATATACAATCCTGTAGAACAAGAAATACATTCGGATGTAAGACCAGATGGTAGTGACATAATAGAATTCCATAGACGCTTCCCTGATGCTTGGACAGAGCAACCACCACAGGAAGGACACATGCATGAACAATGTCCTATACACGTAAACGGAGATGAAAGACGTAGCTACATTACATTTTCAGTACCATGGCGTATTGAAACACCTCCAGGGTATAGTTGTTTGATACAACCTCCATATTTTCATTTTGAAAAACGATTTACAATATTTCCAGGTATAGTAGATACAGATGTAATTGATGTTCCTTGGTCAAACTGGCCAGGACACATGAATACACCCCCGGGAGAAAAAGTAACCATAGCTCCGGGCACTCCACTCATGCAGGTCATTCCATTTAAAAGAGAAAATTGGGAGATGGAAACGGAAGTAGATGAAGCTGGTAAGGCTAGAGACACTAGTTTGAAGTTCTTTTTAACAAATGCCTATGCTAGGATATTCCATAAGAAAAAGAGTTACAAATGATATTCACAGCTAGCCAACAACCTGTGTTCGCAGACCCTAAGGAAAATTTAAAATGTATTATAGACGTTCTTGATACAAACAAGGAGTCGGATTGGATACTAACTCCAGAGGGTAGCCTAAGTGGATACTGTTTAAACCAGACCCATGAAAAAAACAATCCTACGTACACAGAGGCCTTGAAAGAATTAGAAACGTATCTTCTAAATAACAGGCGTAACATAGCATTGGGTACGGGTCATATCGAACCAGACGGCTTACCCTACAACCAAGTTCGTGTTTATAAAGAGGGGGTCCTACAAGGGGCCTATAACAAACAGTTGCTAACCAACGACGTAGGAGCTCCGGGTGAGTTTTACTACTATGTTCCAGGCAATGTTTGTAACTTTTTCTACCTCGATGCTGTTGACAGGTTCAAGGCGTCGGCATTGATATGTAATGACGTATGGGCATTTCCTAGAATGAGCCCAAAGGGTAATCCTTATTTTTATAGACACATAAGTGAGGCTGGAGCACGAATTGTTTTTGTAAGCGTGAATTGCTGTACAGATGAATTTGATCAAACGGTTTACAATTATCATGACTCGCATCTAAGACTTCTTAGCAAACAATTTAACTTACACACAGTGGTAAGTTCTGCTTGTACAGATATGAGAGGTGATGAGTACAACGGCAAGGTACAATGCCCTAGTGGCATAATAGATCCAAATGGTGAATGGATTGCCAAGTGTAAGGACGTTGGCATGGACAGCGTTAGTGCGGAGATATTATGAAAACCATTTGGGACGAATACGCATCAAGAATAGATTACGACAAGAAAAACAAAAGGTGTATCAAGCATCTAAAGACAAAACATCTTTGGCCACATGAAGTTGCTTGTTATAGAAAGCTGTGTGAAATCAATCCATACGTGATAAAGATGTATGAAATGATGGATGAAAAAACCTATGCTATGGAATACGTGCCTAATATTATTGCTCCGGTAAGCAAGTATTTCAGTGAAAACAAATGTACAAAACTTGAATACATCGACCTGTACAATTTGATAAACAGTGTATGGAGTGATGCTATGATGATCAGCGGAACCCTACCAGGAAATGAATTTTTCATACATGATGACTTCAAACTAGATAACATAGTTGTGATAAAGAAAGAAAACGGAATAGGATTTAAACTGATAGATTGTGATTGCTGGAAGATAATGAAAGGTTATACTGCTGTTGATACATATTACCAAACCATGTTTCAAATGGCATTGATAGCACAAAGGGCAGGATTGAAATGACAACATTATACATGTACGGTGACAGCTTTGGTGCCGACTGGAGAACAGATTGGCAATGGCATAGACAGTTAGTGTCTAGATTAAACATGAATGGTGTTAACATAGAGAGAGTTGTTAACCAGTGTGTGAGCGGATGTTCAAATGATTACAGCTTTGATATGTTTACCAAGGACAGACAGCAACCAGGCGATGTAGTAATTTTCCTATTGACTGACATCAGCAGACAAACCTATTGGTGGGATAAAC